AGGAGCGCGCAAGACAGATGGAAAACGAAACCACTCAGAATCCAAATCCAGCGGAGGCAGCAGGCAATGGAACCGCCGCGGTGCAGCAACCCTCAGTGCCCAAGCGTGGTCGGGGGAGACCAAAGAAAAGCGTCCAAGACAGTAGTGCTCGAGCGTCCCGAAGCGTGGACGTTCCTGTGTCCGACGTGTCACGGGATCGAGACGCGGACGAAACTAAACTTCAAGAGGTTCGTAAACCGCGAGCTCATCAAGGAAGGGAAGCTACCGGCAAGTCGGGCGATCTAGCCGTAGTGTCCGAGGCGCAGTGGAACAAGCACCGGCTCGAAGCGGTCGCCGGAATCAGCGCCTACGAGAACTTCATTCAGAACGCACCGCTGAAGGATGCGTTCACCCTATTCAATGAGGTCTCGCGGAGAGTCGTCGATTCGGGACAGGTGCTTGAGGACCGCCGGACCGCCGAGAAGAAGACCGAGAATTCCTGTTCGTTCTGCGATCATGTGTTCACCTATCGCGGGACGGACAGTTACAAGGCTCGGAGAGCGTTCGATCTCCCGGACGGACGGATCCAGGTGGTGATGTCGTGCTCGAAGAGTAAGTGCCTCGACGAGTTCGACCAGTACGTCAACGACATGAGTCTGCGATCGAGAGAGACGCTGCATTAAGCGATAGGAGAAGCCGATGGAAAAATATGATCCGAGACAGGGTGTCGATCCGGGCGAAATAAGCGCGGTTCAAGCCGCGACCGAATTAACAAAGGCGTACTTCGCCCACCAGCCGGACCTGAACGACGGACAGTTGGGGGATGTGTTCGATACCATCTATGGATCAGTCACCCGCGCGATGATCAAAGCGCGCTCGAAGCAGTAGTAGTCATGGACATCGAAAAGAACGGTACGCCGAAAACCGTGGTAGCGAGCAACCTCAAACTAATCGAACTCTGCGAAGGCGGTCCGTACGAAGCGCGCGGATTCCTGATCCAGATGACGCAGGACGGTCCGAACGTCGTTGGCGACATGGTGTTCCGCGTCGAGTCTCCGGATCTGGTTGCGCTCGGGTTCATTGAGTTCAGCAAGGCGCTCAAGCTACTTATGAAGAATCCGAGGGACATTCTGACTCCGGATCCTGACACGGTGCGGCAGATCAATCGGACTAAGGGGTCGTAGATGCCTGACGAATTCGAACAGATCCGCGATGCGATGGTGAGGAACGGACAGCTATCCCGCGGTGGCAATGAGATTCCGATGCTGCTCGACAACCAGCGCGAGATTCTTGCATGTCTCGCGACTCTTGCGCGCGGTGGGATGCTGCCGATTTCGATTGCGCGTGACCTGCAGGACCGCGCGAAGAAGATTTCGAAGATTCTGGAGGGGTGATGAAGACGGTAAGCGTAAGCGTTCTACTGAATGGCGAACCATTTCTTACCTGTCCAGCCGAATTCGCGACCGTCCCGCGGGTTGGCGAGGATGTTCAACTCAATGGCAAGCGTTATCGAATCGGTAACGTCACGCACCTTGTAGATTCGCCAGACCTCGTTGCCGAAATAAACCTATTCGTCCGCAAGGCTGGGGAAGGATTAGGTGAATAATGAACTTCGTGTGGTTCGAAGCCGATTCAAACAACGGAAAGAAGATCATCATGCCGCGCGTGGCGGGGTGTTCTGGCCTTCTTGAAAGTCTGGTGTCGAGTGGTGCGGCGTTCATGTTTAACGCCGAATGGATCGAAATTCATCAGATTCCCGAGCCTAATGCGTCTGAATGAAACTCGACTACAGCCGCGTCCGCGAATTCATCGGTAAGCTCAAGATTCGCGACAAGAGCAAGCGCCTAGTACGCTTCAAGCCCAATCCCTGTCAGCATAGGTTCCTCGATCTCCTCGAACAGATGGCTAAGGATCATCGGCCACCGCGCATCATCATAGACAAGTCCCGGCGCGTCGGGATCTCCACGATCTGTGTCGCTCTCCTCAATGCTCAGTGCTGCGGTGCCGAAGCAATGGAAGCTCGTGTGCTCGCGCATCTCGGCGACACATCTCGGATCCTACTGGATATGGCGAAGGGGATGCACCAATCGATCGGACTGCCGGCGGATTGGAGACGATCGAAATTACTTCTCTACGACCAGGACGAAGTAAATTGCTCCAAAATGACGGTTCAAACGGCCAAGACGACGGGCGGCGGACGCGGCGGCGGATTTACTTCACTGCTCGCTTCAGAAGCAGCGTGGTACGACAAAGAAGGATCGTTCCTCGCTCTGCTCCCGACCCTGCCGCGCGAAGATAACTTTTTCTGCTTTATCGAGAGCACAGCGAATGGGCGCGAAGGTATTGGAGAAGATTTTTTCGAGACCTTCATGGCAGCGGTGCGAGAGGACAGCGAGTTCAAGGCGTTCTTTGTCCCGTGGTTTGAAGATCCGACGTGTATCGCAGACCCGGAGATTTTGCGGAAACCGACCGATACCGAGAACGAGAAGGAAGAAAAGGATCTGCGAGCGAAATTTCATCTCACCGATCTTCAGATGGCTTGGCGACGACTTGCTTACATGAATGAGGCCGAAGGTTTACTACCTAAGTTGAGGCAGGAATTTCCGTGCCTAGTCGGTGAAACAAAAGTATCGACTGATCGAGGGATTATCCCGATCAGAGAAGTGATCGCCGGCGATATAACCGAGTCGGGAAACGTCGCGGAGTGGCGTGAAACTGGAATTCAAGAGACATTTCGAGCGCGAACGCAACTCGGATACGAAATGACCGGAACTGCCGAGCATCCCGTACCGGTCGGGGAGAGGCTAGTTCCATTATCCCAATTAATCGGGCACGAGATCGCGCTGCGACCCTTAAGATTCGCGGGAAGTGAGCATCGCGTGCGGTGGACGGGATTGTGCGGAGTTGAAAAGAGCCTACTGATCGATTCAGAATTCGCTCGTTTCCTTGGTCTATTTATGGGCGATGGGTCGTATGCAGCGGCGACGACAGGAAACAAGACGGCCGGCGTAGTATCAATCGCCTGTGACGCAAAAGATGGGGACGTAGTTGTCGAAGTCGAGCGCCTATGCGATCGCTTTCTCGGTAGCCATCATACTCGAACGCTTCCGCCAGGCGGCGGTTGCCGAGAAGTTAGATCGAGCGTCAATGGATTTCGGGAAATCATGGAAGCGCTCGGAATCTATAACTCAAATCCAGGCACTGCGCATCGAAAGGTCTGCGTGCCAGAAGCGATCTTTCGTTCACCGAAAGAAATCGTGAAAGAATTTCTGCGCGGACTATTTGAGGCAGATGGGTTCAACGGCCACAAATGCAATCGCGTGTCTCTCTTCGCAAAGGACCTGGAATTTCTCGCGGATGTGCAACGCTTACTCTTAGGATTCGGAATCACCGCGGCCCGCCGTTCTCGCGCCGTCACGAAAACGAATAAAGCGAGCGGCAAGGTGTATAACGGATTCGCGAACACTCTCGATCTCAGAGCGCACGAAGCGATTCTGTTCAATGAATTAATCGGGTTTATCGGATCGAGAAAGCAAGATCGGCACCTGACTACCGACATGCGGTATGGATCGCAGCGCAAGCCGATGGAATTGTCGGATACTGTCGTGTCGGTCGAGCCGGCGGGAAAAGCGACGGTGTACGATCTGACGATCGACGATCCAGCGCATTGCTTTTCGGCGAACGGAATTCTTGTCCATAACTGCTCGTTCGAAGAATCATTTATTTCAAGCGATAACCCGAGTTTTGAGAAAGACGAAATCACAATCGCAGAGAAAGGTGTTACGCCTCCCAAGTATCGAAGTCAGTTGATCCGACAACCGAATGGTCGGATCGAAATGAGCGGACGTGGATGCTTCAAGATTTGGGAGTTACCGAAGCACGGGCATGAATACTATCTCGGAGCGGATGCGGCGCGCGGTACTCTGCACGGTGACTTCGCCGCAGCAACCGTCTGGAACGGTACGACCGGAGAGCAGGCCGCTTCATTTCAGGAACGCGCATCGGTGGACGAGTTTGCCGAAATGCTCGACAAACTAGGCCGGTTCTTCAATAACGCGATGATGACTCCGGAGACCTCGTGCAATCTCGGGAACGTCGTGATGCAGAGGCTCCTCAAAGACTACCACTATCCGAAGTGGTATCGCTGGCAGGGCCGGGATGATCGGAATAGACCGGTGATTTCGAATCGACCGTCGCTCGGATTCGAGACGACCTCGCGCACCCGGCACATGCTGATGCACCATTTCAGGATCTCGCTGAGAGACGGTGACTGCATCCCGCACGATGAGGAATTCGTTTCTCAGATGAAGCTCGCGACCTGGACGTTCGGAATGCGATGGGACGTGACGTTCGGACACGATGATGTTCTTATGGCCGCGTTGGTCGGATGGCTGGCGAGGATCCAGTTCCCGCCGAAGAAGATTATTCCGATTGGGCAGAGGATCAGCGATCCTCAGTATGATGAATCTACCCCTGAAACCGTGAGAGACTTGGGACCGCAGGCCGAGGCGCATCGGTTGAAGGTCATGGCGAAGATGAGTCCGTCTCAATGGCGGGAAGGAGAGCAGGCGCAGTGAAACAGGACACCTTAATAGCGGTTCTTCGAGACGCCTTTTCTGAAGGGTGGCGCGAACGAAGTCGGCGACCTGACGAAAACGGGAAAATCATTAGCGGCGCGGTCGATGATGAATATATGGTTGCGCAAGAAAAAGTCGTCAACCATTGGCTGAAAGAATTGTCCTCGACAGTACAATTCTGATGATGCGCCGAATCCCCGCACCGACCGAAGAACAACTCGCCGAAGCGGAGGCCGAGGTTGATCGCAGACGTGTCGAGCGCGAGTTCGAAGAGAATCGGCAGGCGCTCGAAGCTCGACGACCGCGCGGAGCCGCCAAGTTGAGCCGGACCAGAGCATTCGGAGCGAGCGCACCACCACTGAATCGCGGTCCGATGGAATACGAACCCGATCCGCAGCCGACGAACGAAGCACCAGACGGACAACACCGCCTATCGGCATTTGAGCGCGCGTCACTAGCGGGACCATCACCTTTATCCACACCACTCAAAAAGAAGAAGTCGAGGTTCGACGTAACGCTCGGTCCTGACGGGGAACCCATCCGAACATCCAGCACGGTCATCAAAGCCCTGGGCGTTTTATATGTCGAAGAGAGGAAAGCTGATCCAATCAAGGCATATCAAAATCTCCGCGATTCGATCATGATCAACCTCGACGTGTTGCTACCGGCGATGCCTCAGATTAAACAGATGTTTGAGTTACTTCAGATCGGAGAGCCAGAAAGGAAGAAGGATCAGGAGAACGGAAAGGCGGATAAGATCGAGACTCTGACCGGAGGACTGCGAAGATTTTTGCAGGGTGATGATGAGTAAGAGCGTTCATATTCTTGTCCTTCGCCCGAATCGCACCATCGTTCTTGTCAACAATGAGATTCATCAATTCGAATTCTCGCAACCGAAAATATTGGAGTGGATAGCGCATCTCCATAACAACCCGCCGATCATGATCGATGTGACGGAGAGTTGGGGCGCACAATTAGTCCGAGACCTTCAGGCGCTTGGCTATTCCAATTTCTCAAAGATGGCGAAACACGAGATGCACGCAGGCTGGCATGATTGATGGCAGCAGCGCCGCAAATTAGGCGGACCGTCTCGCCGGAACTCCAAGTCGTCGGAATCATCGACGAACTCCAGACCTATTCTACCCAAGGCCGCAATAAAGCTCTTGGTGAAGGCTTCTTCGAGGAAGCGGATCGCTTCTACCAGTTCAATCTCCCAATCTCCCGTTCAGCCACATACCGACCGCTGATCCGACTGTCCGAAGTCCAGCGCCTCATCATTCAGGAAGCGAACGAGATCACCGCCCCCATCCCGAAATTCTTCATCACCAAGCAGGGGGAGCGAGACAAGGATCGGGAGAAATCATTTCAGGCGAATTGGGTCGAGCACGACTACGCGCTCGAACTTCTGATCGCAGAGATTCACGCCGGTATCTCGGGATGCGGATTCATTCAGCCGTTTCTCGATCCACTCGCAGAGAACGGATTTGGAGCCGCGAAGATCCGAGCTCGGCATCCCCGCTCCGTCTTTCCCGATCCTGGCGCACTTGATGACTCCGAGTTGAACTACCTACTCTTCGAGGATTACCGCACCGTCGAAGAACTCCGAGGAATGTTCGGAGCGAAGATCACAAAGAATATCAGTCTCAAGCGTGAAGTCGCCGGCGCTGGGAGTAGCAGGCTCCCGCGGTTCACCAACGAAACGTATCCGGCGCACGGTTTGCAGTTGCCGTATGGACCGATGCGCAGCATGGGACCGCTCGCGGGCGGTGCCTTCGGGTTGATGGGACCGGGGGCTGGTCGAATACGGCTACGGACACTCTTCATCAAAGACTCGACCGCAGCCCCCTTCAATGACGTTGCCGCACTCTCGATGATCGAGGAGAAGATTCTCCCGTCACCGGACGTGCTGATGGAATATCCTACTGGCCGGATGATCTGCGAAGCTCAGGGGGATCTGCTCTGCGACTGTCGTAATCCCTATCCGGCGTTTCCGCTATTTCGGATCACTGCGTTCCCTGCGATCGCTGGATATTGGGCACCACCACCGAAGCAGTATTTCATCGACATGCAGAATCTCGCCGAGAAGATGTTCTCCGCGAACTTCGAGAACTCCTACCGGATGAACAACGTCGTCGCGGTTGTCAACACGGGTAGCGGACTCTCAGCCGAGAATTTTCAGGTGCTACCGGGCGAGACTTATTTCTGCGATCCGCAGGGTGGAGACAATCCGATCAAGTTTCTGACTCCGCCGGCGCTGTCGAGCGATGCGATGGGACTCCCTCAATTCATGCTCGCGTATATCCGCGACGGTATGGGGTTTCCACCGGTCCGGCAGGGAAAAGCCGGGGCCGGGAATATCTCAGCAGGACTTGCGGATCAGCAGAGCGAACAGGGATCGGGACTTCGATCTGAGAAATCCCGCCTCTACGCCCGGTCGGTAGCCAACATCGGGAAATTCCAATTCCAGTTGATGATGCAGCATATCGGTACGACCGCGTACCCGTACGCGTACGGTGACGAAAATCCCGACGCGCTATGGACCGAGCCGGAAGAATTGCAGCTTGAACAGTGGAAGTGCTCGCTCGATCAGCGAAGTCTCAGGCCGGAATCACCGCAGGGACTCAGGAACCTCGTGCTCGCGCTGAAACGGCTCAACGCTATAGATAATGAGACAATGTTGAGTATGCTGGACGTTCCTGACGCCGAGGATATCGCCAAGAAATTGCAGATGCAGATGATGCTCGCGGCAATGGCGAATCAGAAACAGCAGGGCGGGAAGGGTGGAAAGAAATAATGCCACCGACACGCCCTCCGTGGATAAAAAAACCAAGCGAAAAAACTCTCTGGGTTACGGCTAAACTCGCCGCTCGCGCATGGTTTCGTAATTCGCGCGAACATATTGTGCGAGAATGTAAATGCGGTAATTTCGACGGCGTGTACGAGACCTATTTCGACGGCTATCGCTGGTGGATTAAATTACCAGAGCCATTGCCTAAATCCCTACTCACAAAGAAAGAGAAAAACTTGATACCTTTGATGCAAGACCGCGCGCTCGCCTGACTTTCCTATATCTATTCAGAAAATTCGCGCGTAACTCCTAGAACGTGGAGATTGAAAAAATCTCAATCGTTCGGGAAGGCGAATACTATCGGGTACGTCT